GAGACGCTGAGCCTGGAATTTGAGACTTAAAGTTATTATGAATCAAAGACGTATCTTTAAAGTCAAATTCACCACCGCTAGAAGTCATATTGGCAACTGTGGTTATAGTCGTTCCAAAAGTAATCTTCTGAACAGAGCCACTGCTAAAAGTGTCCATTAACAGTGTACTGATACCAGTACCGCCGCTAATGTCCTCAAGCTGAAAGGCTGTTGTAGTAAAGCCGCCTGTGGCAACCCTGAACACCCGATCATTTAACTGAAACATTCCGTTAACCGTCATTAGTACGTAATCGCCAACAACAAGGCTGTGAACTGCGCCCGTTGTAACTACGCCTGGAGTGGCTTTAGTAATACCTGAAATTGTAACCGATGCGCCCAATGCCGACTCCATAGAGACAGACACGTTACTCATTTTTGTGACTTTACCCATTTTTTTCCCCTTAAAGGATCATTGCGTCATCACGACGCGATTAAAACAAAACCTATGCAGCGTCTGGCTGCCTTTCCCATGCACTATATTCTAGCCTATATTGCAGCGTTAAAACATTAACTTCAGGATCATCTTCAGCAAACTGAAAATCGGTTTGCGTCAAATAAAAACTATCTGCTCCAACAGGTAAAATAACATTCTTTTCTATATCCATAGCGTAGTTATCAAAGTCCTGTTCTATCTTTTCATCGTCCTGAGTGCCTCTGATCCAGACTGAGATATTAACATTTGCAACCCTAGCAAGGCAGGGAGGATCGCCGATTGTTTGCGCCTGTGCCGACTCGCTTTCCGTGTAGATCGTAATTGCCGGATACATGTTTCTATTCGGGCTTGCTCTCTGAATCCATACGCCACCATAACCGCTTAAGGCTTGTAGCTGTGTCCGTAATGACTCTAAAAACTTTCTACGCTTATGCATTAGCGATCTATCCAGGCTTGAAAGAATCCTTCATATTCTTTGTAATTGCTAAGCAATTGTTCAACTGCATACGGTACTGTTGTTAATACACCGCCCTCCATGCTTGTCTGGTACCGCTCCCAATGTCCGACTAAAAACTTCAACGCTGTTTTTATATCGCTTGGAACGGCTGCGGCTAATCCATAGCCAGTTACATACTCAACAATAACTTGATTCATTCCTAAACGAACAGAAGGCCATGAATTGGGGCTTTTAATTGTAATCGTTCCAGAAATAGGCTCAACTAAGTAATTTGCACTATTAACCGTTTGAAGCGTTCCGGCCTCGTCATAGTACTTAACGCTAGTGACTGACTGCACCGGCTTAACTAAGTAAATAGCATCGTCAAAGCTATTCAAAAATAATTCAAGCGTTTGCGTAATAAAAGCTCGCCGTGTATATTGCTCTGCCCATACTCTAGCGCTAGTAATATGTGTTGAGATGATAGCATCTCGACTGGTATCGCTAGTTTGTGCAATGCCTAAATATTGCCTAGCTTCAGCCAGTGTTATAGGCTCAACTGCTGGCTCTACTTTAACCCTGTTTCGCATTGGCTTTGACTGGTTTAACTGGTTCTGGCTCTGCTTTGATCACATACTTAGCAATACCGCATTGATTTACTAAATGATCACATACGGCTTTATCGCCTCTGTAAATATCGCCAGTAGAAAAAGATCCCCAGGGCGAACTAGTTACCATACCTGTTATTTCGACTTCACATTCCATCATCTATACCTCAAAGCCCCGCCTTTCGGCGGGGAAAGTGAACTTAGCTATTAAGCTGGAGTAATCAAACCGTAACGCAGAGCGGCTGGTTTCTCAACCGCCAATGCACCGCGCATTTCAGCGCGAAGAGTGATTAAGTTCTTGGTAAAGTTGTCAGAATCGCTATCAGACATATCAACTACAATGCCTTCACGCATGTAGAAAGTAGCTGCCTGTGCCATGCTTCCCATCAAGAAGTTACCGGCAGTAATGCTGTTACTGATAACAACACGCAAGCCGAACATATTTGGGACACCTGGGAGGTTGACATCACCCATCAGATACTCGTTAGTGGTTGACTTCGCCAGACGCATTTTCCAGTAATCAACAGGATTCATGAAAATAGTATCGGCTGGATAGTTAGCCGCTTGCGTATCGCCCAACGTTAAACCCAAAATATCAATCTTGTTGTTTAACATACCGGCTGATGTCAAGTTTGCCGCTGTATAGCCATGAGCAGTAAAGTTACCGGAAGCCGTCAAACCGCTAATGTTAGGAGCTGTTCCGTTACCTGAAACTAACTGATTTTCAAGGCGCAATCTTACACCGTATTGCATACGGGTGTCGATATAAGCCGCTAACGCTGAGTTATCAGCCGCCAACTGTCTTGAAATCTTGATCCAGTGAGCAATGGTTGTTACAGGGACGTTTACTTGAGTGAAAGTAATAGAAGATTCAGGCTTTTGCGCCGCTTCTGCAACCTCAGCCGCGTTATTAGTAAACACGTTTTCACGCACGTAATCAATGCTGCTTGAAGTTGTTGGAACAACTGTTAACGCATCCATAATGCTAAATTGTTGAAATGCGCCACCAACAACACCCGGTTTACGATCTGAGAAAGTTAAACCAACAGTATTTGTAACTGTGTTTTTTACCTCAAAGCGCGCTTTAGAAGTTTGACCAGAAGCGAAGGCTTCGTAATTGGCTGACTTCGTGAATTGCGCACCGGCTGAATCTTCGGTTTTTGTTTCAAAAGATCCCAAGCCTTTTTGCTTTAACTGCAAAAGTTCGTCGGCAAGTTCGCGTTGTTTTTCGCCAAAGTCTTCAATGGCATTTTTAACTTCGGTACTGATTGCGCCAGTTTCTTTCTTTTGATTATCGGCTAACTCAGATTGAGCCGCCATTTTCGCTTCGATTTGATCGAGCGACTTCATAATTAATTCAATACTCATTTTAGTTCCTTAAATTGGAGAGGGATGCCTCACGACAAGCCCGTAACGCCTCACGGCGGGTTAATTTATAGATTAACTTGATATTTTAGTTAATCTTTTTACTATTTCGCTTAAATCCGGCGTTATTTCCTCTTTTTCATCTCGAAAAATGGTTTTTGCCTTACTTATTAGCATTTTAACAGAAGAATTTGAAAGGCCTCCAGCATCCCGCAAGAAGTACTCAAAGTCTCTGATGGTTTCAATTTCTTCAATTTCACTTTTTAAATCTATTCTAGCATAAGAATCCGCTGGAAATGTAACGACTGATATTTCTCTAAGCATAGAGACTTTTTCAATGATACGCCCGTTTTCTGCTTTATCAGACTGTTTATAATCGCCTTTACGCAACATAAAGCCAATAGATAATCCGTCAACAGTGCCGTGTTGTAAAGCTGCTTTGGCATCTTCAGCAACCGCCATGCCTTTGGTAAATTCTCCGGTAACGTGCAGGCCTTTTGAATCTTCGCTGACATTTATCCATTTACCTATCGGTAGTGCATGGCTATCATGTTGAAGCAACATTTTTGGAACACCATGATTTTTAAGCGTTTCAGTATAAGCGCCTTTTAAAATCGTATCGCCATAACTATCTACATTGTCAAAGGTAGATGCATACCCGCTAAAGGTATTATCGGACTCAAATTTTAACTCAAAATTATTGAGAGACTGGCTTCGATATTCCATTTTGACTTACCCCTACATTTGCAACGCCTAGTTTATCAATAGGCAATAAGTTAGATTGAGCTGTGTAAATCTCACCGCCTTGAAACGGCTCTGAATTTTCTAATTGTCGGCATTCGTTCCGGTTAAAGATACCGTTTTGAACTGCCTTGCTATAAATTTCCATGCGATCCTTTAATGAGGATCTAAGCAAAGCGTCCATGTTAAACTCAATTTCAAATTTAGCCCGCTGTTTTGCTGTAAGAACTCTCTTTTTAAGTGCTTGTTCAATATTAACTATAGCAGGTCTTATGGTCAGTTTGTAGAACGTTTCGATAATATCATTTGAACTACTTCCCAAAGTTGTCGTTCCCTCGGTTTGGTTTAGCAGTATTGCAGGTACACCAAACCAGCGACCTATTTCCTGGACGCTGAATTGTCGAGTTGAAAGTAGTTGCACATCCTCTGGCGTTAAGCTGATTTGCTCAAACTTCATCAGGCTATCTAATACACGCATTCTTGACGCGCTACCGGATACCATTTCGTTAAATGACTCCTCTAATTGCTTCCTATGCTCCGGCTTTAAAACACCATCAACCATAAGAAAGCCTGTCGGCTTGCCGCCGTTGGAAAACATTTTATTGGCTGATCGTTGGGCGTTGATTGTTTCGCCAACGCTAGCTCGCATGTAATCCAGTCTTGAGAAGCCTGTTACACCGTTACCCATTTGTTTAATGTGTAACACGTTATCCGTGTTTAATTTTATGATGTCATTACCATCATAAAATAAATAATATTCTGTTCCATCTTTAAAGCGTCGGTATTCTACCTGTTCGCTTGGCATTGGCATCATAGAGAAAACGTTACCATCAAAATCACGTTCTAAATAGGCATAGCTATTGCCTTTCAGAAGCGAGTTGACAATCATAACCGCCCAAAATTCGTTTGATGTCATTAAGCTATTCGGAGTATCGTGCAATAAAGACCATAACGGGCTTTCACGATCTACTGTCCTGGATCCGCTCCTGGATCGATAAACCATAATTGGGAGTGTTGATATAATTCCGCTGATAATCTCGACACTACGCCAAACGGCTGAAATCTGAAGGGCTGAATCTACGCCGGTACTTGCGACATCATCAACAATGGCAGATGAATAGGTTTCTTGAGTGCCATAGCGATTTGATAGATTTGATTGTCCATAACGCCATGAACTGATCCAAGAAAAAAAACTCATTAAGAAACTATTCCCATAATATAGCTATCAATATCAAAATTATCAGCGTTAAGTGACTTTCCAACAGCCATAACAGCAGCAACAATGCCATCGATTCGGCCTGTGCTTTTTGCTTTATCTGGCTTCCTATTGTTTGCAGGGTCTGAAACAATAATCGCATTAGCAGCGCACCAGGTTAAACAAGGGTTATTGTTGTGTGTCATAATCCCTGATAATAGTTTTC